TACTTTTGATAGGTATTGTAGAAGTACTCAATGATACTGAGGTAGAGAAGGTCAAGCAAGGTGTCTTTGACTGTGTGAATCTATGGAAGTCACGACAGAACTGGCATCCTATGAATTTTGTGAAGTCACCAGAACAGATGAACTTTATGCACTACGCTACGTTAGGTGCTACCTTATACATGGATGCTTCAGACAATGGGTTCTCATACTATGAGAAGCATAAGAATATTACCAACAGAGTTCTCAACATGAAGTTTGATTGGGTATACCACAAACTGATAGAAGCATTGACACCACACATAGGACAGTGTGCTTATGAACCTGACCTGGCACTGCCTGGTTTCCACATCTATAGGTTTGATGACGCACCGACACCTAGGAAACATCACAGGTGTCTACACATGGATGGTCAGTTCATGTGGGCACTACCTTTCCTGAAAGAGAAGTATGGTAAAGAGAATATTGATATCAAACAACCATTAAGTTTTACATTTACTATCACTAGACCATCTAGAGGTTCAGCGATAGGTTTTTGGGGTCTTCCAGAGGCACTCAGGCAGCAAGCAGAGGACTTACAGAAGAGGTATCCACACGATATAATAGAGAGGTATCAGAACCTAGATTATGTGAAAGAGATTAGAGTACAACATGCTATAGAAAAACCATGGAAGTATAAGTTATTCAGAGCAGACTGTGGTGATCTAGAGCAGTACATACCTAAGATTATACCTCATACACCTGGTAATTCTTTCTACTACAGTGGTATGATCATACATCAAATGATATTAGGTGATACATTTTCTAAGGGTGATACCCGAATTACCTTACAGGGACATGGGTTACGTATCAATGGTCACTACAAATTGTTCTGGTAATAAATACCTTGTATGGCAGAGAATATTAATACAGCAATAATAGAAAGACTAGAGAAGGTAGTCGAGTCCCTACAGGATAACTCTGTAAAGATGGGACAACTTCTTGCTGTGCATAATGAGAAGCTAGACAAGCAAGATCAGATTGATGGTGTATTGTTTGAGAAGTTAGAGACTCTTAATAAGGATTTCACTAGAGAGACACAGGGAATAAAGAAAGGATGCGAGAGAGATATACGTAAGGTAGATGACAGACTCAGGATGATGGAGAAGAAGATGTGGAGTATCGCAGGAGGTCTCACTATCATATCATTCCTCGTAAGTCCAGTAGGGCAGAGGTTTATCAGACCGTTGACAGATCAGTCAAACACTGCTAACATGGTACACAGTGTATCCTTAGTAGATGTCGATAGACAATCAGTTCGTATTTAATATATCTGGTTCGCTAGAACAATTTAAAAAGAAGAATAAAGGAACCTATAACTTCCGCTGTCCTTACTGTGGTGACTCACAGAAGTATAAGAACAAAGCGAGAGGTTATTTTTTTACTGTCAAAAATGATCTAGTATATAAATGTCACAACTGTGGTGTTGGTAGGAGCTTCGGTAACTTCTTGAAGGAACAGTTCCCTACTCAGTACGACATGTATGTGATGGAAAAGTACAAGGCAGGGTTGACAGGTAAGCACAGAAGTGTGTCAAAACCTAAGTTTAATTTTGATAAACCAACATTCAAAAGACGCATACATCTTGAACCACTTTCTTCTCTAAATAATTCTCACCTGGCATTGGCATACGTCATGGGAAGAGGTCTTCCTCTTGACAAATTAGATGAGTTATATTATTGTCCTAACTTCAAGGTGTGGACAAATACACACAAGCAAACATTCAAATCTACTAAGCATGACGAGGAACGTATCATCATTCCCTTGAATGATAAGGACGGAAACCTCATGGGATTTCAAGGTAGGGCATTCCATAACCCTACACAGATGAGATACATCACAGTCATGTTGGAGAAAGATGCTCCCAAAATATACGGACTAGACAAAATCAATGAAAGCAAACCTATCTTTATTGTCGAAGGACCCTTCGACTCGCTCTTCTTGGACAACTCGGTTGCGATGGCTGGGTCTGACCTTGATCCTAGGTCGTTTGGTTGGAGCGATTATATTTGGGTTTATGATAACGAACCTCGTAACAGAGAAATCGTCAACCGAATCGAGTCCACCATTGACAGAGGAGATAAGGTAGTCATCTGGCCGTCAGGTATTGATGACAAAGATATAAATGACATGTTCAACAGTGGACTTGATCCACAATCTATGATAGAATCAAATGTCTATCAAGGATTAGAAGCAAAATTAAAACTAAACAACTGGAAAAAAATATGAGCAACATAAACGTACTAAAGAGAGACGGAACCATTGAGGATCTCAATCTTGAAAAGGTACATAAGATGGTAGAGTTCGCAGTAGAAGGACTCGCAGGAGTATCAGCATCACAAGTAGAAATACAATCAGGACTACAGTTCTGTGATGGTATTACATCTAATGATATTCAAGAGATCTTAATTAGATCAGCAAGTGATCTTATCAGTGAAGAACATCCTAACTATCAATACGTTGCTGCTAGGTTATTGCTATTCGGACTTCGGAAAGCAGTACATGGACACCCAGAGATACTTCCCCCGCTTTTGGAGCACGTCAAGGGGTGTATTGACAAAGGAGTATACGATGGAACTATCGTGAACCGCTATAGTGAAGAGGAGTGGGACAGGATTAACAGTTTCGTCGAGCATGAAAGAGATTACTTATTTACCTACGCAGGACTGCGACAGGTTGTTGATAAGTATTTAGTCCAAGACAGAAGCACTGGTGAACACTATGAATCACCGCAGCAGATGTATATTATGATCGCTGCTACACTCTTCGCAAACTATCCAACAGAAACAAGACTCGATTATGTCAGACGCTACTACAACGCAATCAGCACACACAAAATCAACATCCCCACCCCCATCATGGGAGGGGTCAGGACACCCATTCGTCAATTTGCATCTTGTGTTCTGGTTGATATTGATGACACCCTCGATAGTATCTTTAGCAGTGATATGGCTATTGGCAAATATGTCTCACAGAGGGCTGGTATTGGGATTAACGCGGGCAGAATCCGTGGCATCAACAGTAAAATCAGGGGTGGCGAAGTACAACACACAGGTGTTATCCCCTTCCTTAAAAAGTTCGAGGCAACTGTTAGATGCTGTACGCAAAACGGTATCAGAGGAGGGTCAGCCACTGTACACTTTCCGATCTGGCATCAAGAAATTGAAGACATCATTGTTCTCAAGAACAACAAAGGGACGCAAGACAACAGAGTAAGGAAGCTTGACTACAGTATTCAACTCAGTGAACTATTCTATCAGAGATTCATTGAGGCAGGAGAGATCTCACTGTTCTCTCCTCATGATGTACCAGGTTTATACGATGCCTTCGGTACAGAATACTTTGATGAACTCTATGTAAGGTATGAGAATGACACAAGCATACCTAGGAAGACTATTGACGCACAAGAACTGATCCTTGACCTACTCAAGGAGAGATCAGAGACAGGTCGTATCTATCTGATGAACATAGACCACTGTAATAGTCACAGTTCATTCAAAGACAAGGTAAGTATGTCTAACCTATGTCAAGAGATCACTCTACCTACTGACCCTATTGATCACATTGATGACGCAGGGGGAGAGATAGCACTGTGTATACTGTCTGCTATCAACGTAGGTAAGATCACACAACTAGATCAACTAGAAGATCTATGTGACTTATCTGTCAGAGGACTAGAAGAACTCATAGACTATCAACAGTACCCTGTAGCTGCTGCCAGACGCAGCACACTGGCACGTAGATCACTGGGGGTAGGGTACATAGGGTTAGCACATTATATTGCTAAGAATAAAGTTAAGTATGATGACCCACAAGCATGGAAATTAGTACATGATTTGTCTGAAGCATTCCAATACTACCTACTCAAAGCATCTAATCAGATAGCAAAAGAGAAGGGGGCATGTGAATACTTTGATCATACTAAATATTCAGACGGGCTACTTCCTATTGACACGTACAAGCAGGACGTAGACGACATCGTACCAAACGTATTGAACTATGATTGGGATACTTTACGCAATGACATCAAGACCCACGGTCTTAGACACTCAACATTGTCCGCACAGATGCCATCAGAAAGTAGTTCCATTGTGTCTAACGCAACCAACGGAGTCGAACCACCAAGAGATTACGTGTCCATTAAGAAGTCAAAGAAAGGACCTCTTAAGCAAGTTGTTCCAGGTTTTCCATATCTAAAATCTAACTACACATTGTTGTGGGATATGCCAAGTAATGAAGGGTACATCAAAGTTATTGCTGTCATGCAAAAGTTCTTTGACCAAGGTATATCAGGCAACTGGAGTTATAATCCTGAGAACTATCCAGATAATGAAGTGCCAACCTCTGTCATGGCACAAGACTGGTTGACCACCTACAAGTATGGGTGGAAGACATCATACTATCAGAACACGTATGATGCTAAGAAAGATGCAGAGGAACCTATTGCGGAAGTAGCACACACTGATCTCAATAGTTTACTAACAGATATTATGGAGTCGAATGAAGAAGAGTGCGAATCATGTTCAATCTAATAACGAAATGGCAATCCCCGATGGAATGACTGTCTTCAATACTGAGGACGTTGATACCAATAAACAACACATGTTCTTTGGTAAACCATTAGGAGTACAACGATACGACAAGTACAAGTACCCTGTATTTGATAAACTAACACAGCAACAGTTAGGATATTTCTGGAGACCAGAGGAGGTCTCCTTACAGAAGGATAGGTCTGACTATCAGACACTATCTGATCAGCAAAAGCACATATTTACTTCCAACCTTAAGTACCAGATACTATTGGACTCAGTTCAAGGTAGAGGACCAGGCATGGCATTCATTCCTTATGTTTCCTTACCAGAACTAGAGTCTGCCATGTTAGTGTGGGAGTTCATGGAGATGATACACAGTAGATCTTATACATATATTATTAAGAACGTGTACTCAGATCCTAGTGATGTCTTTGACAAAATCTTAGACGATGATAAGATAATAGCACGTGCTGAGTCGGTAACGAAAGCATATAATAATCTGATCAATGCTGCTCAGAACTGGGGTACCAGTAACCTATACAAAGATGGTCACAAAGAAACCTACACCTCCTCCTATGAACTCAAAGAACTCAAGAGACTACTCTACCGTGCCATCGTCAACGTTAACATTCTTGAGGGCATTAGGTTCTATGTATCCTTCGCTTGCTCGTTTGCGTTTGGTGAACTCAAACTTATGGAAGGATCAGCTAAAATTATCTCTCTCATCTCCAGAGATGAAAGCCAGCATCTTACACTTACTCAACAAATCCTCAAAAGGTGGCAAGAAGGAGACGACCCCACGATGGTTGATATCGCAAATGAGGAAAGGGAAAATGTTCTAGACATGTTCCGCAACTGTGTAGATGAAGAGAAAGATTGGGCAGACTATCTGTTCAGTGGTGGTAGTATGATAGGACTCAATGCTAAACTACTACACAAATACGTGGAGTTCATTGCTAACAGGAGACTCAGAGCGTTAGGACTTGATCCATTGTATGATGTACCTCTGAGAAACAACCCACTACCATGGACAGAGCACTGGCTTAACTCCAAAGGGCAGCAGAACGCTCCACAAGAGACAGAAATAGAGTCTTATGTAGTAGGAGGTATCAAACAAGATGTTAAGAAGAATAGTTTCGCAGGATTTAAACTCTGATGCCTAAGATAAAGTTTGAAAAAACATTACTAATAGGATCAGGTACTATTCCTTGGTACATGAAGGCAAAGAGATGGGCTAAGAAACAAAAGTTTCCCATCTCTTTTTTATTGCTCGGTGCTATCGAGTGGTTGAAAAATTTTTGGATTGATGTTAAAATATATAATAACATGCGTGACATAGACCGTCAGGCAGAGGAACTCAAGAAACATTGGGAAGAACATGACGAACCAACAACCCCACACGTTGTGGAGACAGGAGTATTTGGAGATGAAGGCTGGTCTATCGAAATTTCAAATCCAGTTGTTGAAAGAGGGACCCCAACAATTAGCACAGGCATGGTTACTCCAAGCGATGCACAACGATTACAAGAGGATGAAGGGGATCAAGGAACCACCTAGTAGAGAGTCAGGTCATCAGACCACATTGAAAGAGTTCTTCAAACGATATGAATGATCAATATATTAGAGAGTACTGGGGTGACCCAGAACAATGTGATAAATTAATAGAGTTTTATAAAGAAGCAGATCGTCAAGGTTTTACTAAGGAAGGTAGGGTAGGTAGTATAGATTGCCCACAGGGTAAACCACAACCTGATAAGAAGAAGAGTACAGAGATGCCATTCGAGGACATCTGGAACGGAGAGATGGGTGATGATGTCTGGGGTCTACGTACCTACATGGACTTTATAACTGACTGCTACTCAGATTACTGGGAGCACTTCAAGCTACCACCACCTATAGGGATCAAAGTCTTACCACAGATACAATACTATCAACCTGGTGAGGGATACTACTTCCCACATATAGATGCTGAGTCAGCGGTGATGAGTCGGGTGTTAGTTTACATAACTTATCTCAACGATGTTCCTGATGGTGGTACTATTATGGTGAACAATGATGGGTTCACTATCCACGCAGAGAAGGGTAAGACTGTAGTATTCCCTGCGACTTTCACGCACAAACATGTAGGAGAAATATCAGAGAAGCATGAGAAATATATCTGTACTGGATGGGTGGAGTGGTTATCCGTACAAGGTTAAGGTAACATAAAGTTGCTAAATATGTGTAGGTATGCTAACATACCTTTACGTTCATCTTATGATTGAAGTCGCATTACTCGCAACACTTCTGTCTGAACACCACCCTTCCCACTGGGAAATGTCTTGCTCAGACTGGAACCGCAACAGAATAGAGATACTCAGCGATGGGAATCTTAACTCTGACGCACACGAGTACCTAATAGATTATCTTCGGACGAAAGTTGAAGGTGATTGTGATGCTTTCATCATAGGACGCAAGTAAGCCGACTCGGAACGGATCGTTCATCCCTCTGGCAGGGGGACGCAAAAGCCGACTGAAGGAACGGATGTAACAGTCCAACTACTTTAGGAGAAATCAAATGGCACAAGTTACTTATCGCGGTGTTAAGTATGACACCAACAATAAGAAAGCTCAGCAAGCAAAAGAGGTCGAACTAACTTATCGTGGTATTGCTCACGCTAAGTAATGGAAGTACTTTGGATCTCTGCTGCTTCAGTAGTTTTCCTATCACTAATCTATGCTGAGACTTTAATTCTCTACAAAGAGAAAAATGTTTAAAAGTATTCCCCGCTACATATAGTAGTCGGGGATTTTTTTATGCAACGAAACAGACTCAAGCAACTGCTTGAACAACTTGAAGAAGTACTAGCAGAACTGAAGGTAGAGGTATATTCTGACGTAGATAAGTATAGAGATGAAGATGGTTATTATGTAGGTGAAGATGACGATGATGGATACCCCGATTGATTATGAAAATCCCTGGTTATACAAAGGTACAGCTTTCACTTCTGATGATATTGGCGATCTCTTCGGTTTCGTCTACCGCATTACAAATCTCAGCACGGGCAAACAATATATCGGAAGAAAATATTTCTGGCAAAAAAGAAAACCCAAAGGAGGAAAGCGTAGAGTCACTTCTGAATCAGACTGGAAGCGATACTTTGGAAGCTCTGAGGAGCTTAAACGAGACATTAAAGATCTGGGCAGAGAGAATTTCAGAAGAGAAATCCTCTCAGTCCACAAGACCCTCGGACGAGTCAACTATGAAGAGACCCGACAGCTCTTCCTCAACAACGTGCTCACCGAGTCAGTAGATGGCTTGCCAAAATACTATAATAATAATATACTAGGTAGGTATATGCGTAAGGATTATTTTGATGCTGACAACTGAAGAGTTAGACATCATATATGAGTGGGGTATGACAACTGAACTACCCTATCGTATGGCACCTACTGCTGAAGGATACTCGAACCAACCCATAGGTATGTGTTGGTTGAAGGGTACAGGTAAAGGGTTCCATGGTGTACGTGAATCATTAATAGATGATAAGCGAGTCATTGACATCCTGTCTAAGGATGAGGTACTATTTGCTACAGGTGCTATGTTCTACGCAGGAACTGAACTACCTAAGCATCGTGATCCTCCTGTATATCCACATAGATATAGGAGAATACATATACCTCTCGTCGTACCTCCTGATTGTTTCATGGTATGGGATGGCGAGAAGAAACCATGGGAGTCTGGAGTATACTCAGTGTGGGATGTACAAGACGTAACACACGAGGCATACAACTTATCAGATGATACACTAGAGTTTATCTTTATAGACATAAAAAAATGAGAGAGAAAATTATCGCTGCTCTCCTTGCTCATGCTCAAGGAGATATACAGAAGCACAAAATGAATGTAGAAGTTTACTTAACCAACCCTGTTGGTATTGGTGAGCATTCTAATGTCTTGGAAGCAATCGAAGAAGAACTAAACATGATCGCTAAATATGAGGATCAGGTTTCAGTTCTCAAGAAACATTTTATCATCAAAGACTAATGAAACAGTACGATGTAGAGGCTAAAGTGACCTACAACACGTGGGTTAGGGTAGATGCTGACGATAAGAAGGCAGCAGAAAGAAAGGTAAAGGATATGGCATGGGACATGACACGCATCCAGTATCAAACAATGGCAGAGTCTGAACCAACAGGAATAGTGAGGGATGTTGGTTAGATCATATCATGAGGTTCACTCACCTCATACTAATGCTAAGTTAATCAATACATGTAAGGAGATCGGAAGAAAAAACTACTGGATAGGTAGTGGTGATCCTCCACATAATATGGTGGAAGAATATATTCAACAGTGGTACTCAGCATTTCTAACAGGAGAGTATATTGGTATAGAATATTGGGTATATCAATCAGAGAAGGGGAATACATTTGATGGGTTCCACTTTGATAAAGATGAAATGGATCCACAGATAGAACATCCTAAGTGGTGTGGGTGTGTCAACTTGACCTATGATTTTGGTGCTACATGTATCAGTGACATGACCTACGGTAACATCAAACCAAAAGAATGTATCTTTAGCTACGGTGATGAAGCCAAGACATTGTTATGGGATGGTAACCTA